GAGTACGCCATTTCTTTCTTTTACGGGGGGTTGGAATTTAAGATTGGTGCTGTATATTCATTAGACACGTGGCATCATATCGCCGTCACGTTTGATAGAGCAACGACAACGGTTGTACTTTATGTTGACGGGGCTACTATAGCAACAAGCACAGATTTTAACCCTACTGTTACTGGAAGTGAGGGTGTAATAGGAATTGGAATCCAGCCATACACAGATTGGGGTTATGTTCTTGATGGTTCAATCGACGAATTGCTAATTTTCAATCAGGCGATAACAGCTGGGGACGTTCTAAATAATTATAATGCAGGAAACGGAACAGAGACGATTGTTCCCGAGGAGTACGTAACTACAAAACCATTTGTTCAACCTTCTGCGTTATTCCATCCCGCAGGGATAAGGTCATGTGATCATTTTTTAGAAACGTTAGGGGCCGGGAATCAAGGGCAAGTAAAATATACGATATCTAATGATGGCATCTATTGGTTTTATTGGAATGGTTCTGATTGGGTAACGTCAGACGAAGACGAGAACTATAATACTCGGGCAGAAGTAGAGGCAAATATATCAACGTTTTCAGTAGTTGATGATTTTACGTTTCGTGCTTATTTAATTTCAGATGGAACCGAGGCTGTGGAATTAGATAAAAATGAATTAGGCTACAGCGATACGACTCCATTGGTATCAGTCTGGGATGAATTGGTTGTGGATCATGCTGTACCCGGTTCTTTTGGAGTGAGAATTGACGCATCCATTTCGTCAATATTAGAAATTTATGAATTATACGGACTTGATCCCACCAAGCCGTTGGTAGTTAGTAAGACAAGCAGGCAGGCAGGCGAGATAAATCAGGGAATTTCAACGGTTGATGAAACAACGACTGTGTTGAGGCTGCCATGATAAATACGTATTGTTTATCCGTAGAAGGAGTTGGATTCGGCTCGTTTGCGGTGGCTACACTTGGATTCCTTGAACTCAAAGTTGCCTTAACTATTAATATGGTGGGGATTGAGTCTAAGGAAGCATTTGGACGGCCAAAGATTCGTTGGGCCGAACCAATACCAGCATATATTGGACTTAGACGAGTCTATATTCCTCATCCAATAGAGGTTACGTTAAAGAGTATTAAGTCTGTAGAAGCTTTTGGACGGCCTGAAATAAGACTTAATCTCAATGTCCAGGGTATTCAATCAGAGGAAGTTTTTGGGCAATCCCGAATATGTCTTGATCTTAAGGTCCGTAATATTCGGTCAATCGAAAAATTTGGTAAACCGATTACCGTTGCGGATAGAGGGTTTATAGAAAATTTGGAGGAGGAAGAGGCATTAACCTTATTCTTGCTGGCAGCTTAAGGGGATATTTTGAATTTAATTAAATCCAGGGAAAAATTCTTGAACCATTTCAACGTACTATTCCGAAAAGGAGAAAGGTGATTAACCTATGAAAAAGATGATTTTGGCATTATTGCTTGTATTTATTCTCGCAATTTCGGTGATGTATGGATATCGCTTCTCTACTTCGACTGCCCACGGGGCCACCACCTACTACGGCTTCTTCAGCTATGACAGCCGCACAGGGACACAATGCTTTTTGCAATAGTGCATTGGGGTAGGAACTCCATAGAGTTTTTCTGAGGACTATGAAGAATAGGTGCTGGAAAGCTGATGCTACAAAGGCTATTGAAAAATGCAGAAAGTGGTTTCCGAGTGAATGGAATTGGCCGGAATTGTGTACATAATAAACAGGGAGGATAACACCATGAAGATGGAGCATAAGACGTTTGCGGCAGAGGTCGGGGAGTGAGGAGGATAGAGCATCAGATTATTGAGGGAGTTGAGAAGAAAAACTGTCCGAGATGCAAAAGATGGAAGTCTTTGGAGTGTTTTGGAAAATCTAAAAATGAGCGAGATGGCCTCGTTGATATATGCAAGATGTGTAGATATAAAACTCTCCGAACAAGCCAAATCAATGTTAGTCAAAGAAAATGGCATATCATAGGCGATGGGATTGAGTTTAAACATTGTTGGAGATGCAGAAGATGGTTGCCCTTGACTTATTTCCATAATAATTCAGCCTCATGGGACAAACTAAATAAGACTTGCAAAATATGTATGGCTGAAACTCAGCGTGAAAGGAATAAGAGAAATCCAGAAAAGAAAAAGGCATTAACTCAAAAATGGAGAAACGAAAATCGTAAAAGGAGTAATGAACTTGCAAGAAAATATTATTACGAGAAACCTGAAGTGATGAGGGAAAGATCGAGTAAGTGGGCAAAGAACAATAGAGAGAAAATTTCATTCCATAGAAATATCAGACGATATGAAGACTCAAAGCTTAGGCTTAATCACTCGATGAGTCAGGGGATATATGCTGCTATCAAAAATCACAAAAACGGTAGGCATTGGGAATCTCTGGTCGGATATACCTTGATCGATTTAATGAAATCTCTTGAGAAGCAATTCGATTCAGAAATGACATGGGAAAATTATGGGCAATGGACAATCGATCACAAAATTCCTATTGCAGCATTTAATTTTGAGAAACCAGAACAGATCGATTTCAAAAGATGCTGGGTCTTATCTAATCTTCAACCAATGTGGAAGACAGAGAATTCATCTAAAAATTCTAAATTATCAAAACCCTTTCAGCCTGCCTTGAGAATAGCAGCATGAGGAGGAAATATGAAAATCGAACATAAAATATTTACAGCAGAGGTTAAAGAATTCAGCGACGAAGGCTTATGGATAGAACACTTCATTTCAACAGAAAGACTTGATCGAGGCTCAGACATTATGCGTGTTGACGGAATGAAAATCCTGGGGCGTCCAGTTGTTCTAATGGCTCATGGATTTTCAAATATGGGACAGGAGCCGATTGCAAAGCCTTTGAAAATTTGGAAGTCGGAATTCAACGGTTTTAAGGGCGTTATGGCACGGACACAATTCTTTGACGGATCAAATTTAATTCCTCCAGATAATACGGGTAGAAGACTTTATGAAAAAGCCAAAAATGGTTTTATGCCGAATTGGTCAATCGGGTATATCCCCTTAAAATGCGCATTCGGAAATAAGGATGGCATCGAATATCGTGAAGTTTTGGAATGGGATCTTCTTGAGTGGAGTCCTGTGGGTGTGAGCATGAACCCCGACTGCCAGAATGTGGACAAGTGCGGTAACTGCCAGAAAGAGGCGTGGTTCAAGATACTGCCAGAGAAGTTCGATAAGAGAGAGTTCAAAAGCTACAAATCGGTTGACGGCAAGTCTCTCTTGGATGATCAGAACGACCGGAAAGCTTTAGAAGAGAAGCTGGGAGATCTCTGCCAGTATAAGGATGGTCAGCTTGTCGACACGGAAGAGAAGCCTTATCCCAACGAGCACGCCTGTAGGATCACAGATCCCAAGAAATATGATCGAATAAGAAGGAACAACGACAAGTTTGGCAAGGGTATCCATGCTCTTTGGGGGATCAAGGAGGGTGATCCTGTCGAGTTACAGGCCATACGATTCTCAAAAAGCAAGTTCACGGCGAAGGAGGCCCGCCAGTGGTGCAACGATCACGAGTACAAATGCAAGCCGTTTGAGCCTGCTTCTGAGAAATGCGGGGAGTGCGGGCAGGAGATGGCTGTGAAATGGGATGAGGATGTGTCTGGGGAGAATGAGGGGAAGACGTGCGACCCGAATTTTGAGTTTTCATTCGTTTGCTCAATCTGCGAGAAGAGAGACGAAGTGATTTGTCAGGGCTGCAAAAACCTTGTGAAATACAACGATATATCGGAAGCGGGAATGGGATATATCAAATGTCCAAGTTGTGGAAAATTCATCGATCAAACAGGAAAGGTTTTGGATCAAAAGGCCATCCGTAGCGACCAAGCCGAATCGGTCAAGTTCGTCATAGTGGATGGGGACCAGGTCAGGGAGAAAAACAATGTAGATTTTACTATGGGCGGTAACCACTACGCCTGGGACTTCATACCGGAAGATGAGATTTGGGTTGAACAAGACATGGATGAGACGAATACCATTGCGACCAAGCTTCATGAGTTTACCGAAAGGCTCATCATGAAATATCTTGGCTGGGACTATAACAATGCCCATGAGGTGGCCTCCAAACCGGAGCGTCTGCTCCGGCATATCATGATGGCAGAAAGCGATGAGGCATGGGCCGAGGACGGAGGAGGAAATGGCGGGGATGGAGAAGGGGATTATGGAGAAGAATATGATTCCTTCATTATAGGCTTTTTGACGGGCAACGAAAAGATTCTTAAACGGATCAATGATGCCCGCCAGAAGAAAGGATTGAAATCAATCGAACCAAAAAAGAAGGATGCCACGGAGGACATGAAAGTCTTCATGGATTTCATAAAAACAATGGGGGAGAAGTTCGAATCGATGGAAGCGAAGCTTGACGGCCTTGCGGCCAAACTTCAGGAGGGTTCAAAAGTTTCTATAGGTGAACCGGCGCCAGAAGACAAGAAGGACGAATCCAAGACAGATAACCCGCCGGAACCGAGAAAGATCACTGTAATCACGGAGGAAGAAAAGAGAGCGGCTATCAAGGAAGCCCTGAAGGGCATCTCCGATCAGATAACTGAGGCGATCAATAAGGTCGTCCCGGCTGTTGTAAAAAGTGAATTTGACCGATTGAGGGGGAAAATTTCGTAAGAGGTTAAATGCCAAGAGGTATTGCTAAAAATCCAGAGGGACTAAAAAGAAGTGATTGGATAGCACATTATTCCGAACTTTCTAAGAATCTGGAATTGGAAAGTGTTGCGGCAATGTGTTTAAAAGCTAACCCTCCAGCAATGCAAGGAGAAAATTTTTCCACGGCTTGAAAGGGCCGCATGAAGTAGGAAGATAAAGTCCCCAGCCCTGATCAAGCGAGGGGACGCCCCAAAATCGAATCAAGAGAGGCCCGTTACCGTTCGAACGGCGGTAACGGGCTTTTCTTTTTGGGGTTAACAATTCGGGGCAAAAAAAACAAAAATCAAGGAGGAAACAGCATATGGATCTTCAGATAAACGAAAAGGATGGGAAGATGGTGCTGAACACCGAGGCCCTTGAGGCGGCCATACGGGAAGGCACCATAAATACGGTCAAGGACCAAGTAAAGGAGCTTGTTAAATCTGAAACGAAGGCGATCTTCGACAACAGCGACGGACGGATCATGGACAAAGAAGGAAAGTCGGTCATCGATACCGGCTTCTTCAACAAGACCTATTCCTCCGGCAGAAGGGGAGTCATGGATGGAGCGGCATTGGGAGACTACCTGGGCTCCAACGGAGGGCCTTTTCTGAGGCTTTCACCTATCATGGAGAAGTTCGCCAATCTGGTGAGAAAGCGGTTCGATCCGAGAAGTCTTCTTGTCAGCGGCTTCAATCTCAGCGAGTGGAACAAGGAGATTGTGGATTGGAACAAGAAGGGGGCGCTTTCCGGCACACTTGTAGAGGGTGATGTCGGCGCCATCGTTCCAATAGAGTTTCTTGCCACGGTCATCGAGTTTGCCATAGAGCAGAGCAAGATTCTTCCCAAGCTCTGGAGGATACCGATGGGGGCCTACCAGACCAGGATTCCTTATCTCTCCCAGGCGGCGGGTAGCTATTTTGGTGGGATTCTGCTGAAGCACCCCGATGAGGCCTACGAGAAGGAAAGCACCAAGCCGACCTTCAGCTATAAAACCTTTGAAGCCAAGAAGCTGATCGGCTTGATTCCGATTTCAGATGAATTGGTGATGGACAGTTCGATCAACATCATCAACTACCTGACCGGCCTTTTCACAAGGGCCTTTCAGTATGCAACCGAGGGCGAGGTCGTCGCGGGCACCGGGGCTTCCGGGCAGATGCTCGGGATCATCAGTGATCCGGCGATCAACGCAGTCAAGAGAATAACACTCAACACCGTCAAGAGAGACGACATCATCAATCTCGAATCGGCCCTTGACGAGAATTTCCAGGACATCAACTATTTGACCCGAAGGGCAACTCTTAACGTCCTGCGTAAGGAAAAGACGACCACGGGGGCTCCGATTTATTACGACACCACGGAGTCGGGACTTCAGCCCGGGATGGGGCCTCAGTTGAACGGATATCCGGTCATCAGGACTCGGAACGTTCCGGCAATAGGCAATAAGGGCGATGTGGTTTGCGGGGAGCTCGGATACTACATCTGGGCGATCCGGCAGGACATGACCATAGACATGAGCTCCGAGCGTTACTTCGAGTATGACGTGAAGGCGATCCGCTTTGTGGTGCGGCAGGACGGCGCGCCTGGTGTGTCCATAGCCTTCTCCATACTCAGCAACATTCCGGAGACCTCATAGAAGGCAATCATCATCTCCTTTCTCATAGCACCTTTCTGGCGTGGATGAGGTTAAACGCCAGGAAATTTATGGAGTACAAAACTTCAGAATCACAGAGACAATTTGTCTGAAAAAGAGAAAACGGTAAACTACCTCGCCGCAAGCGGACGAGGCATTGCAGTTCCAAGAGAAAGAGATTTTAGAGATTCAGAGTGGACTGCGATAG